GGAAATGCATTTTACTATGGACGTGCGTTACTTACGTATAATCCATATGTTGCTAATGATGAAGTTACAGTCAATCGGGCTTTCTTGCCTATAGATTTGATTCAAGCTTCTCAGAAGCCTCATTTGCTTTTAGATCCTACTACCTCGCAAGGTGGAGAGATGCTTTTGCCTTTTATTTGGCCAGAGAATTATCTTGACATCACGAAAGCGGGATGGCCTGATCTTATGGGTGAAGTAGACATCCATGATTTTGATGTTCTACAACATGCTAATGGCGGAATTGATCCTATTACCGTTGTTATTTTTGCATGGGCAGAAAATGTCACACTTGCTGTTCCTACTACAGCTGTTGCTCAAGCAGCAATTGAGGAAGGTGACTTGGATGAATTTGGTTTTCCTAAACCATATGTGAATCAGTCTGGTAAATCCAACAACACTAAAACAGTTGGTGAATTTGCTAAGGATGGTTTAATTAGTAAGCCTGCTTCTGCAGTGGCGAAAGCTGCAGATATGCTTGCTATGATTCCCGTTCTTGCACCTTATGCAAAAGCTACTTCACTTGTAGCTACTAAGATGGGAGAAGTTGCTCGTATTTTTGGATATTCTCGTCCACAAGTACTTGTTGACACTCATAGTTATGTTCCACGTTATCTTGGTAATTTGGCAAATTCTGATGCGCCAGAAAATCTTATAAAATTATCACTAGATTCTAAAAATGAATTGTCTATTGACACTCGTATTATGGGTCTTGGTGGTGAAGATGAACTTACTATCAATTCTATTTGTCAACGTTGGTCTTTTTGGAGACAATTTGACTGGCCTGAATCAGCAACTACTGATTCATTACTTACTTCTATTGTAGTAGAACCTGCTTATGGAAATAAACTAGTTTCTGGTCCTATAACAGAAATTCATAGTACTGCATTAGCCTTTGGTGCTACACCTTTTGATGCTTGGCAAGGATCTATTAAATTTCGATTTAATGTTGTCTGCTCTGAATATCATAGGGGTAGACTTAGGATTGTTTATAATCCTGCTACCAGTCCAGCAGGTGCAATTCCATACAATCAGGTATATTCCACAATTGTAGATATTTCTGAAGATAGGGACTTTGAATATGAAGTTAAGTGGGCTGATATTCGTGCTTGGGCGAGAAATGACGGTATTACTGGTATTGTCGTTGATCCTCTTTTTAATGATACAAATCCATTCACTGTTGGTGGAG